ATGTTTGTTTGTTGCTTATACTATTATTATAGAGGTTAGGATAGTTGAATGGGGCAACTATGTGCCACTTTCTATACTGTCATACACTCTTACCGATAACTCTGCATCTTGTGTTAGGGTTATCCCTGCCCGATCAAGTGCTTCCCATATCTTGTTAGAAATATGGTTATGCTCATCTTCTGGTATTACTTCCCATAGGTTAATGTAACCATCAAGTTCTATAAGTTGTTTGTAGTTCATTGCATTAAGTCCTCGAATCGTTTTGTTGCATCTGCTTCGATCTCTGGTAAGATACCGAATTGATGATTCTGCTCTATCGTAGTAAGTTGCTCGTATGTAAGATTATTCTTTTTTCGATAATCTTCCCATGCTTCATCATAGCAAGTTTCGAGTAAAGACTCGTGATGTAAAACTGACATTAGAATAAATCTCCTCCTGTTTGCATATAATCTACTAGAGAATTGAATTTCTTTTGATGTTTTGGATTTATACCTAGTTCTCTGAAGTAGGTAATCATGACCCAAAGGACTTCCATTTGGTCATTTGTAAAATCATACTTGTTCATAAATCCTCTTTGTTTATACTACTATTATAGTCCATAATAGAGTGAATGGTCAAATGATGTGCCACTAATGTAACTGTCACACCCAATCGGGTGAATTAAGTTTTATCTGCTTAAATGGTTTATTGAGTCTCTTATCAATTCTTGCAAGTTCATCAACCGCACTAAAAAGATCTAGATGTGCAACATCAGGTTCTTCATCATTAAATGCTAAATCTTCTTTGATCTCGTCAGGTAAATCCCTAACTGCATCATAAATTTCTTGAAATTGTCCTTTTGTTAGTTCAATTTTAATCATTTAAAAATCCTCCAAAACAAGTTCTTCAAATGCTTCCACACTTAATGCGGTATAATTATTTTTTTCGCATTCTTCTATACCTCTGTCCGATAACTCTTCAAAATCGAATTCGGGATATATTAATACCATTTCTACAGTATTATACTTATCACATATTCCAAGATTATATTTTTCTTGATTATCGTCATAAAATTTTCTCTCATCATTTGTGAGTGAGTCAAAATTTCTATACATAATGTTTTTGAGTTTCATTAGAAAAATCCTCCATTAACTTCTGCATCTTGAATATTCTCGAACACTTCGACCTGTTTAGAAGTGAGTGGAAAATCCATATCCCTAAGAATATCATACAGTTTTACCATCTGGTAAATCTGATCTCCGTTCATGTGAACTGGCAATGTTTCGGGAATCATTTGTTGCATTTTTGTTTCTTTGTTTTCTTACTCTTATTATAAGGTATATTATACCCTATGCGTGGAAGTGTGTGACACATAATTAACTGTCCATTAAGGGTTTCATAATATCGTCCATTATGATACCGTTAAAAGTCTGGAATATGCCAAACTCTTCATCTTCAAGTGATGTGCAAGTTTCCAATATTCCTTTTACTTCATTCAAGTGAATGAGTAACTTTTGTTTTTTAGTTAACTCACTCATTAATTTGTTTCCTCGAATGGTTCTCTTAATGGTAGTTTAAAATCAGATTTCATATAATCTTGAATCTCATCAACAACTTCGCCAAAAGAATCGTCCCAATAGTTTTGTGCTTCATCAAGAAATTCTGCATCAGGCATATTCTTGTATAGGTCATCTAGATCATCTGTTACATATTGAACTAGATCTTTTGTTGACATATTGTCAACATATCTTTCAACTAAAAAGGATTTTAGTTCATTAATTAGTGCTTTGTCCATTGGTTTAAAATCCTAGTTTTTGTGCTGTTTGCTCTGTTGCTCTTCTTTGAATAACAAAATCTCTTACTCTCTCTCTGTCTAGTGAATCGCCATCGCCCCAAGTGATGTTACTATTTTCAACCGCACATAGGTCAAGATAGTTGAGAGTTGCAAGTGCTAACTCTTGTCTAGTTAATCCATCGATAGGATATAAAACGTCAGGGTGACTAGGTGAATAGAATGATTCGCAATAATCAAGGAATTCTTTAAAGTTGTGCATGATGTTTCTTTGTTTGCTATACCTCTATTATAGGGATAAATGGGTATGAATAGGGGAACTATGTGCCACTAAACGTACTGTCACACCTCCCAAGTCCAATCGCCAAAAGTTGTGTTAGGAATAAAGATGAACTCTGTATCCTCGTCTTGAGGGTCTTTTCCATCTACTACCCACTCCTCGCAAATTGATAGAGCATCTAGTTTTCTATCTTCGCTGACTCTGGTAGTCATCGTATTAAACAAATGTTTAGACATTTGAGTAATTGCATTGTCACGTTCTTGTGTAGTCATGATTTAGTTTTCCTGTGCAATAATATCCCACACTTCAATATAATTGTTTAACCAATTTTGTTGAAATGTAGTGAGGGCATCGATCTCAGCATATACATGAGCATATAGTAGATCATCAGCACTCATGAATGGTAGATTATGCTTATCACAAAAATCCTCCAATACATCTGATAAGAAATCAAGTTTGTTCATGTAGTTACCTTGAATAAATTGATCGGGTGTGATGGTTGTTGTTTTCATACTATTATAATAGAGCATTATAGAGGGGAATGGGGAAATTATGTGACACTAGTTAAACTGTCACATCACTTGATGATTTTATATTCTCTGATGATAGGGTAATAACCAACCTCGTCAATAATTACCTCTATTAAATCCTTTTCATCTTTTGCTTCCCAAATACCAAGTGCTGAGTCATGAATTGCTCTCTCTTCATCAAAAGTTAACTGAAATTCTGGAATTCCATCGCCAACTTCATTTAACTCAAATTCAACTTCTTTTACATGAAATTTCATTATGCTCCCTGATACTTGTTTACAACTTCCTCTAAGTCTATTAGAGTTCTATTTTTTTCTGGGTAGTAGTCATCTGTATTGTATGCAAACCACTCTCCCCTATCAAAAACATAACCAAACTCTGCACCACATTTATCGCAATGATCGAAAAATTCTGTGATTGAGTTTGCTGTCTTAGGTTTCTCATCGTCTCCACCATAATATTCTGGTTGGGGGTCACGCTTGACAAATGTTTGCTTATCAAAATCATATACGTTATCAGAATAGCAAGATGACATATTGCCACCTTCAATAAGTTTTTCAACTTTATCCTGACTATTATACTGTTCTAATAGTGTTAAACCCAACCACTCAGGATAACCGTCCCAATGATGATAAACTGAAACAAAATTGTCATCTGACCTTTTAATTGCGATTCTTGCATTTGTTGACATAACCCTTAATTTGTTTGTATGAATATACTATAGGTGACTATGAGGTGATATGCAAGCAATAGTGGACAGTACGTTAACTGTCACACTAAAACAAATCAGTAAGCGATGTATTTGGTAATCTAGAATCTATCAGGGATTTATATTCTTCATGTAGTTCACACCCAATATAATGCCTATCTAATTGTTTAGATACCATTGCTGTTGTGCCACTACCTATGAATGGGTCGAGAATTAAATCCCCTTTTTTGCTCCCTGCCAGTATGCAAGGTTCAATTAAGTCAGGGGGAAATACTGCAAAGTGAGTTCCCTTATATGGTTTATTAGTTACTGACCAAACAGATCTTTTATTTTTTGTTGGGTAACTTTTAGTAAGTCCAGAATGAGGTTGTAATCCAGTTCCTTTATTATGATACTTTCCTTTAGTTCTATCTCTAGTTCCCCAGTCTTTTGCGGGTTCTTTAATTGCTTCATTGTCATAATAATATTTCTTATTCTTAGAGAATAGGAAAATATATTCATGAGATTTAGTGCATCTATCTTTAACACTTTCTGGCATTGGATTAGGTTTATGCCAAATAATATCTTGCCTAAGATACCACCCATCTTTGCGTAATGCAAACGCTAATAACCAAGGTATTCCAATTAAATCTTTCTCTTTGAGTCCATCTAATTTGTTACCTCGTTTATTACATTTATCAGGTAAATCTTGTTTAGTTTTAGATACTGTTTGTTTAGGATATGATTGACCTTTTCCTGGTCTATAGTTATAATAACTATCCCCTATGTTTAACCATAGAGTTCCATCATCTGCTAAGACATTCTTAACTTCTCTGAATACTTTTACAAGTTCTTCAATATATTCTTCGGGTGTTTGTTCTTGTCCTATTTGTGATGACTCCCCACCATAATCCCTTAGTCCATAATAAGGGGGCGAGGTTACACACATCTGGACTCTCTCATGTATAGTAGGAATTGTATTTCTACAATCCCCATATAATATTGTATCTTTTTGAGGTCTTAATTTCATTAGCAATAAGCGATAGGGGGAACACCATCGATGAAAATTTGATTGACTACATGCTGTAATCTTTTTCCAATAGCATCGCCACGTTTGTATCCAGTTGGAACACTTACTTGTCCAAACTGTTTTTTGTATAAGTGAAATGCACCTGCAGGAATAAGACCATTAGCAACTGCTTTTCTGTCATCAGTATGAACTCTAATTACTCTACCTATTGTTTGTGCCATTTCAATAATTGGTAAATTCCTGAGTAAAACAGTATGAGTTAATCCTGGAACATTGATACCTTCAGATAGTATTGAATAGTGGAAAATAACAAATCTTTTGTTATCGTCCTGACCCCACTTTGTGAGGGTGTCGAAAAACTCTTCTCTACCAACCTTTACACCATTGATGATAGCACCAAACTTTGATGTAATGTGCATAAAGTCATATCCATTATCCTTGAAATACTCAAGAATAGTAGTATGTCCGAGCATATTACCCAATACTCTTGAACTAGGTGCAGCAACTAGGATTTTGTTGTTCTGGTTGTCATCAAATGTATTGATAATATCTCTGAGGTTATCAGCATCAATTTCATGTGCATTATACTTATCTCTTTGTGTAGTGTTACGAGTCTCGAAAGGAACAACTTTAGGGGGAACAATCGAACCACTAGCAACTAATTCCTGTGCAGGAACATTCTCCAAGACACCACCGTATATATTTGTGTTGTTCATGCCTCTGTCAGTAGATACACCACGACCTATGCGAGGTGTTGCTGTAAAAAAGAAACTTCTCTTTGCATACTGGACTATCTGAGATAGAGCAATATTAAAATGCTTACCACAACCATTGTGTGCTTCATCAAAGTAAATAGTATCAACTTCTACGTCAACTGCATTAACAACTTTCTGTAGTGAGTGATATGTGGTAAATATCAAAATGTTTTTTGTGCTGTTGTTTACCCATGTATTTAACTCGAACTGATTAGTTGTGCTAAAATGATGAGTCTCTCCTGAGTGAACATGAGCAACATCAACGTCAGTAATGAACTCTAGGAACTCTGCACTCAACTGGTTAGCAAGTAAGATACGAGGGGCGACTACAACTGTAGTCTGTGCAACTGGTAACTTGAATCTCTTGATAGCGTCAGCAATCATGATATATGTTTTACCACCACCAGTAGGCACGATGACCTGACCCTTGTCATTCTCTTGCATAGCGTCAAATGCTCTTTTCTGATGTGGACGTAAATTCATAATAACCATTTCAATACTCTTATTATAGCATTAAAAAACCCCTCTGTCGAGGGGTTGTGACACTATCCTAACTGGTCTATTCTTCCTCGTCTTCGGGGAATAACTCTATTGGTAATGTAGCATATTCAACGTGGGGTGTAGTCATACCATGTGCCACCTTCCAAAGAAGTTCCCACTCCTCTAAGTATGCTTTCCAGTTAACACCTCTCATGCTACCATCTTTACTAAGATACTTGCCTTCAATAAATCTATCAATACACAATAGTGTAAATGATTTCATATTGTTAGAGGGGTAACTTCCGTTCATCGCTGAAGTCTGAACATACCTTGACGTACCTGCTTTGAGTTGTTGCCACTCTCTCAAGAATACATTTAAAGGATTAAATCTATCTTCACGTCCATTTGAGGGGTCAACTACCACTTCACAATTAGAGACTCTAAACATTAAATCTTTTAGTTTCTCTAGTGCTTCTGGTTCTTCCTTATACTTCATATAAGAAACAAGATATGCCCAAGTAAATGGGTTATAGTGTGGTAGTGCTGTGCTTTTGAAACTACCAAATTCAGCATCAAGATATATCTTGCGAACCCACAAAATAGCATCTTCAATATCACAAACCCACATCTTGATGTTAACAGTATTTGTTTTCATCTTGACGTTATACTTGTTAGAAAAACATAGTAAAGCTGCGTGTTGTATTGGTTCAACTTTACGCAACTTACCATCTTTAATTACAATCTGTCTCTCTCCGAATACAGCACGAAAAGCACCATCTACCCGATCAGATGCAATTTCTGCATCATCTGGATTATCGTGCATTTCATATTCTCTGTATATGGATTTAATGTTATCGTGTTCCTTATAACTCACACGCACTTTTGATGGTTGCCAATCATCAGTATCTTCTGACCACCAATGTGCGTCTCTAGTGTGTCCGTTAGTTTTAAATTTACTCCCTGCTTTATATGTTTTCTTCGTCTCTGGGTCGTAACAATCTTTTGTTAATATTGCCCCATCAACTTCTAAGTGTGCTGATTCTAGTGTAGAAAACTTATTTCTGTGCTTAGGTTTTCTTGCTCGTTCTTCGTGGTCTCTTTGTATTGGGCAAACTTCCCAATCGTCATGCCACTCATCTATTGAAATGATTTTCTGTAAATACAGTAAATCGTCAACGTCCACACGTTGCTTACGTCTTTGGTTTCTATTCATTTTTTTTAACTGTAATGCCCTAATTAGGCGGTAAATATCAATCGTAGGATTGACTTAAGTATGTAGTCATATTCTATCATAAAAGATCAGGGGAATAAGAAAACTTAATATTTCCTTCATAATCTCGTTGTGTATGAACAGCAGCTAGTTGAAAACCTAGTTGTGGCCAAGGTTTTGTAGGTGTGGGAACATTATATATTTCTTTGATTGCAAAGTTGTGTTCTCTCATATCTCTTATTCTACGTTTAGTAGTATAATGATTGATCGTTGTTAAATATACAATATTATCTGCCACTTCCATGCCATGCTCTAGAAATTGTTGCATCATAGACCAAGGCGGATTAGTAATAATCCAATCAACTTTCTTCTGATATAATAAAAAGTCTCTTCCTTCTCCTAGTTCACACCAATCTTTAGTGCATAGAGAATCATGTAGTGTAGGATAGTTGTCATAAAATGCTCCTGTTCCTCTACTAGGGTCAAGTATTTTACCAACAGGATTAAAGTGTTTAATGATCTCCTTAGCAAGATACTCTGGGGTCATTACTATATCCTTATCAGGTGTATTTTTTGGGGGGCAAAATGCTCTTGTCATTTATTAAACGTACGTTTTTTAGATTCTATGATTAAGTTTAAATCTTTCTTTTCGTATTCTACACCACTTGCAAGTAGTTCGTCAAGTTTTAGTGAGCATTGAACTCTTCTCTGTTTCTTACTATCTACTTTTGGATTAATAGAATATAATGCTCTATTACATGATGCACTTTCTTGTAAACTATCTCTAACAATTTTAGAATCGTCTCTTGCTTTTCCTCCCTCTGCAATACTCTTTACAAAATTTACAAATAATTCTACTTTTTGATAATCCATGTCTCCCCATAGAGTTAGATAATCATTTGGTTGTATAAAGAACTCATACTGAGTATGAAATATTTTTTGATCTCCAACCTGATTATAGCACCCAACAATTAATCTGTAATCGTTATGTCTCATCATTCTGAGAATATCAGAACAGCAAATAGTATTGTTGCCAGTAGTTTTAATACTAGCATCATACTCTACTTTAAGTCCTTTTGATAAATCAAATGATGAAGTATAACCATTCTTCTTTAGACCATCATATTCTTTTTTTGATAGACCAGTTCTCTCACGAGTTACAATGTCTTCAAATTTATTTCCGTGTGCTTGAACTTCCATTTTAAAAAATAGTGATGGGTCTTACATGTTCTCGGTTGAACTAGATGCTCCAACGCAATGTTCGGTAGAGTGTGGCAATGCCCAGTGATGGGTCGAAACAAAACTCAACTGCTTAAGTTCGATTTAAATGCGTATTCATTACTGGTCAAGAGGTGCTTCACTTTTCAAAGAAAGTACTAACTCAGTTATGGTGTCCGCAACCTTGAAAGTCTTAGGTTGGTTTGTTTCGACATTCTTAATATAAACGATTTTGCAAGTAATGTCAATAGGGTGTGGACACTTGTTTATCTGTCACATGAATATTACCTGAGACTATTACTCTGTCTGTAGATGACATATTGTTGTCAACAGCGTGTAATGCCCATGAGGGAAATACAATAAAGTCGCATTGCTTTTGATTCTCTGGATATATCTTCTTATCTCCAATAAGAAAATGGAATGATGGTTCGGGGGTCTTTAAAAAATGAACCCATGACACTAATTCTGTTCCTAAGAAATGATCGTGGTATGAATGTCCATTGCTTTCTGGTTCATATACTTGTAACCAAATATTTTGTGTAAATTCAGTAGTCTTTAACGGTAACTCTTTTGTTACTGTCATTGCTATCTGTCTATAGTAGTCATTGAGAGTTGAAAGATAGTCGGGTTGCCTAAAAGATGTATAGTGTTTCTCTTGTTCACTATACATTTCTTTTCTGGTTTTTATATCAGACCATAATGGTTTAATTAAACTCTCATCATAAAAGATATTAGCACTCCAGACTATCATATTTCATACCCAAATCCACCCTTCTGTGCAATGATAGTTGATCTTTTCCACTCTTTGAGTTGTCTAAGTTTCTTCTTGAGTTTATAAAACTCCTCATCATTGTATAGAAATGGGTCTTCCTCGCCTTTCTTGATAGCGTGTTTCAATAGTTTAATTTCTTTACGAAACATTATGTGTATAACTCCTGTAGGTGTAGTTCATCAACAATAGTCTGTATCTCTTTCATCTTACTTAGATAAAGAGACTCATCAATAATTTTATCTCCATAGTAACGCTTCTGTAAATTAGAAACGTATGCTAGTAGAGCATCTTTCAATAATTCCTTTTGCATTTTAGTTAATATAGCAGATTTAAGATACATCTATCTCCATTTAGAGTGTGGTGCGGTTTCTTCCAACTTCTCACTCTCTATTATATCTGACTCATCAGGGTTTTGCACGTTTTGTGTTGATTTCAATGTTGAAAGATACTTCAAGACGTGTTCTCTAATCTCCATGAGTTCATTAAAACAATCTTGATTATAGGCACAACCACGCAAGTCAGCATCAGGTTTCATAACTGATTCTGTGAATAGAGATAATGCTCTATCATATTTTATAGCAGGTGTTTCATTCAGACCTACTGAACCTTGATCTTTCATTTTTAAGTCCTTTGTAGTATGTATTAGATAATGGAAGTAAATCAGACTTAAGATCCACTTCTGTTCTTAAATCTTCAAAACAATAACCAACTCCATGTAAGAAGTCAGCAGTTTTTTCTACAACTTCATCAAGGTATGTAGCTTCAAATTCTTTTGATGATACGGTATCGTCCTCATCTGTGCAGATGAGTGTAAAGTGTGGCATTGGTTTGTGTGATATACCTTTCTAGTATAGCATACAATTTTGAGAATGGCGAGCCTATAGACAGTTTATTTTACTGGCACATAGTTCACCTTATTCACCATTGCATCAAATACACCTTCTAGTGTGTAGTCAAATGCTAGTGAGAATCTGGGTTCGTCCAATAAATTGGGAACAACACTATGCTTCAGACGTGAGGGAAATAACAAAATTGTTCCGTTCTTACATTCTATATTAGCACGGTGTGAATTTCTATTGTTAGGTTCAGTATAGTTTAATACTGTAAAATATCTACCAAATAGTCCGTCTCTATCATCATAAAATTGTATGCGTCCTTGTTGGTCATTGACCGACAAATAATATACACCACTTATAAGTGAATTAGAATGATGATGTATCTCTGCATAATCTCCTTTGTCATTTCTGTTTAACCATGCACCATGACATTGCATATTATATTCTCTACTCAAACCTATATCATCATAAACGTACCTTTCAATATGCTTTCTTACCTTTAGTTCAATGCTCTGATACCAGTCCAATAAATGTATATGTGGACTGACCCATGCAACTTGATCTCTATTTCTATTTAATTTTACATGAGATAAATTGTCATGATCTTCTGGGGATAGTTCAAAACTATCCATGTAAATTGATGTTGGGAATAAATCTATTATCATCTGTATTTGTTTACTCCTATGTGAGTTTTATACCATACCGAAATAGTATAACGATTACCCTCTGTGACTTCTTCAACTCCATGTTTTAATTCTCCTTTAAAGGTGAGGATACTTCCTTTTTTTGGTGGTATTCTGTCACCTTCAATGATAGTATTACCACCTTTGAAGTCATCATTCAAATATAGGATAGATGTCCATACATGTTCATCAAAATCCGTATGTATTGGTTGATTAATTGGTGCTTTCCACTCTGTGCAATGTATATAATTAGGAAATGCTTTAGCATCATACTTCCTAACCTCTGTAATTATATTTGCTTGAACCATCTTTAGATAGTCTGTTGCATCATAGGGTAGGTTATTATTGTAAAGAACATGAGTTAGTTCTGTTAAATTAATAATCTTTCTATTCTCAAACTCTGATCCATATAAAGGAAACATAGTTTGATGAAATGACATGAACCAGTCACATATATCATCACTTATAAAGTTGTCAGTTAAATAAACTTTATTCGACATTTGTCACTACCACATTAAAAGAGAATGTTTCTCTAATTATATCACAATTATGAGGGGAAACACCATGTAACATATGTGAGGGAAATAACAAAACATCACCTGCCTTCACCTCTGGATAATATATGTTAGACAACTTCATCTGAGTGAGTATCTTAATCCAAGGTTTAGTAAATGCTGTATGATTAGCATCCCAAAAATAAAATTTTGAGAAATCTTCACCATCATTTAAAAATACCACTGCTGCAATATCACAATCATCGTGATAATGAATCTCTTGAAATCCACCACGATTATATTTGTTGAGCCAAGGATTTAAAATCTTAGCATTGAATTTAACACCAAGGTCACCAGATAATTTTCCAATCGGTTTGACTAGAATATCAAAGAAGTCATTTATATTATATGAGTCACGTTCAATTTTACATAAGTCTCCCCATGTAAAATCAGAATCATCAAATTTTTCAACTGTATTTAGTCTTTCTTTGAGTAAATCAAAGTCAGGCATCCTATATTGATAATAGAATTGATTACTAAAGATTTGTTTCATGTGTAAAATCAAGGTTCAATACATGTCTCATCTTAGTTTTTTGAGGATAAGACCCATGCCAAAGAGTTGCAGGAAATATCAAAACGTCTCCCACACCTGGTGGAAATAGTTTGACACCATTCATAAAATAATAAAAAGATCCATTTTTTGCAGGGAAAATTTCTTCCTCTACATCTAAGTATATCACACTACAAATATCATTGTTAGTGTTGTGTTGGTGCATTGTATGATATGTACCTTCTTCCCCATATACTGTCCATGCTGACGCTAATTTTAAATTCTTAGCACCTGTGGCATGCACAATCATTTCTTTAACTTCCTTTACAATCCAAAAAAGATATGGAAGTGTTCTTTTGTCCATTAAATGATACTGTTTACCTTGTAAACTGGTAGATATATCAAATAAATGAGGATTGAGGCAATCTAACCCACAATCATTTACCGCTTCGTCAACATCAGATTTGAATTTTTTGGGGTCATTCAATCTGTAATGATAAAAATACTCACTCATAAACTATTTGGATTTACACCACCTTTACCACCTATACCCTCTCCTTGTTCATTACCACCACCATAAGTATAAGTTGATCCTTTGATGTCTTCATCAAATCTCTCAGCAATACCACGAGGATCTTGAGCAGGGTCTACTGGATATTCTTGTTGTTCTGGTAAGAGAACATACTCTACGCTCTCTTCAAGGTCTTTAATTTTATTTAAACAATTTTCAATGTCTTCCATGGTTGGGCAAGGTCTAGAGTCTAACCATTCCAAGTTACCATGATCGATTCTCCATTTTGCACGAGGTCTTAATAAATTAAGTGCTACGTCAAAAGAGACCAATTCATACTGTTTCTTCATTGTGCTTCTTCATCCCATGCTAGTGTTGATTCATTCCATTCCCACGTACGAGTTTCATCTGCAGGGGGCATTGGTATAGGCGGTTCCCAATCTGAATCATCTGAATTTAAAACCCATGATGGATATGCAGACGGTTTAGGGGGAACAAACTTATCTTTACTAGCATCGTAGGTATCTCCAACACCTGCAAATTTACCACGGATATTTTGGTTGTAAGATGTTTTTTTCCAATTGGTTTCTGAACCATGAAATGAACGAAGTTTAGCGACTGCACGATTTTCATCTAGTTCACCTGTATCTGTCCATTCATAAAAGTCGTCAAGAACCTCTACTGCCTCGACAACATTAGAATCACTTATTTTAGCGTAATGTGCCATTCCTTTTAATAGTTAGGTTATACTTTAGTTATTTAGCACTTAGTGTCATGAGCATATTCAACGTGGTATCCGTCTGCTCTAACAAAGTGCATAAAGATTTGGTGATAGTATGTCTTTGGCGTACCTTTTAAAGGTTCTCTCCAATGATCTACCTCCATACCTTTATATAATACAGCATCACCATGATTTGTGTAAAGTTCTTTAACCTGTTTGTCAGGAAGTTCAAAAAATATTGGCCAAGGATAATCTGCATTGGTGCTGATATTCATTGATACACTAATTTCACAAGCAGGTCTATCATGATGTCTCTTCAGTTCCTGACCTTTGAAATAAAATCTATCAAAGTAATATGTTGGGTATAATTTTTCTCCTAATATTTGTTCAACTTTTGATTGAACACCTTGATATAGTTCTTTATACTTAGGATGATTATATCTAGCGAGACTATTAGGAACTTGTCCTTCCTCTGATAAATTTTCCATCCTGCCTTTTTTATCATACCCAAACTTTCCTCTCTCAAGAGGGGGATCTTCAACTAATGCAGGGGCAAGTGCTAATTGTTTTAGTTGAATTACTGTCCAGTCTTTATAATATATCATCGCCACTTAGGTCCCATAACCCATCCTACCAAAGTCTTACGAATACCACCAGTGACTTCAGTAACTCTATGTGGTGTCCTACTATCAAAAACAATAAACGTACCTCTACGTCTAGGAACTAGATATATATCTTCATCAGTATTTTTCATTTCAATATTACCACCTTGATAATCATCAGGGGATGATAGTTGTAAAATAAAAGACAGTTTCCTTAACCTACCTTCTTGAAGTGGAACAGTATTATCTGCATCTTGATGCCAGTTATAATATTGACCTTTTTCATACACTGTGTATTGAATTGAATCTCCATCAATACCCTCTACATCATACATAAAGTTCTCTCTATTGGACTTTAATACATAAGACATACAGAAACCACCAACCCATGAAGTTGCAGGAATCCAAGATGTTTGAGCATCCCTAGTCTCATATACCTCTCCCTCTCTGACAGTTGCTACTTTAACAACATCATCATATGGTTTACTCTCTCTTTCTATGAGACTAACTAATTCCTCTGGAATTTCTGTCTCATACCACATCGTATTCCATGTCATAATTTAAAAATCATGTTATAATATATGTATCAGGAATCAAAAACCCTCATGAGAAATTTAGGTATCAGTAGAGTTCATAATTCTTCTACCACTATACTACAAAATGGCGAAATTGTCTACCACCTTGAGAATGAAAGATTATCTAATAGAAAGTATGATGCGTTTCCATTTCAATGTTTAACTGAACTTGATACAAGAAATCTTGATAATATTTGTATTGCAGGTGTAGGTAAGTTGACACCTGCTGACTGTTTCATTGATGATGACCCATATAGTTTGTATGTAAAGACGAAAGAAAATAAGTATGATACTAAGGTTCATGACCTATCACTATCACATCATAAATTACATGCAGCACACGCTTTTTATAACTCAGGGTTTGATGAAGCGATCTGTATTGTAAAAGATGGAATGGGATCTGACGTACCTCTGATAGGGGATATGTTTCAGACAGGCACTTATGGTAGAGAAATATCATCAACCTTTGCAGCATCTTATCCTGCAAATTTTAACCTTGTAGAGAGACACGTTGCTGTTCCTTTTGAAGCGAGAGATAGAATAGGTAAGACATTTATATCTAATAATCTTGGTGAGGGTATGGCATTTCAAAAGACATCAATGGCATTTGGTTTTCATGAACTAGATGCAGGTAAGGTTATGGGTATGGCATCTTATGGGGAAGAACTACCCATATCAATATACGAGGACTGTTTGATTGATAATGAATTATTTTATATTGGAAAAGATTTACATGATACAGGAATAAATTATATATTTGGTGATTTTAATTCAAAAGCAGATTTTGCTTTCACCTTACAAAAACAAACACAAGAACATGTTGCTCAACATATATTGTATCAGATTGAACAAACAGGGTGTAAGAACGTATGTTTATCTGGGGGATTTTTTCTAAACTGCGTTGCAAACTATTATTATTTGAGTGTGTTACCTAGTGATGTAAATTTATATATTGAACCTGTATCAAGTGATGCAGGTACATCTATTGGTGCAACAAAACTTGTTCACCATGAAATAACTGGTGACATGACAAAACGTCCATTGAAAAATTTATATCTGGGACCTGTCCAAGATAACTTTACTCGGTTGTATATGGAAAGCACTAGACCTACAACTCCATTTGAAGTAGCAGATATGATTGCTGACGGGAAAATAATTGCAATCTATCAAGGTAGATCCGAAGCAGGACCTAGAGCATTAGGAAATAGATCCATATTGTTTGACCCTCGTAATAAAGAAGCAAAAGATATAATCAATAGAGTAAAGAGACGTGAAGAGTTCAGACCTTTTGCTGCAACAGTTATGGAAGAATATGCAGACGGTTGGTTTGATATGAGAGGATTAAATCAGAGTCCTTATATGATGTACGCTGTAAATGTAATGTCAGATGAAATACCTGGTGTTACTCATGTTGATAATACTTGTAGAGTTCAGACAGTAAATGAAGATCAGAACTTTCATTACTATCAACTAATTAATTGTTTCCATGAAAAAACAGGGGTTCCTATTTTGTTCAATACATCTTTTAACCTTGCGGGTGAATGTATTGTTGAAACTCCTGTTGATGCTATTGAAACTATGAAAAGATCTAAGATAGATGCGATATATTTTGCTGACTTAGGGTGTTTGGTATCTAATAATAACAATACCACTACCACCTTGACCGCCTGACCCACCTGGCCAAGGGTTACCAGCTCCTCCACCACCACCGCCTCCACGGTTGCCTGAACCATTTGCTCCATTTCCATTACCAGAACGTTGAGGGGATGAACCACCATGTCCACCTCCACCAGAACCTCCATTTCCTCCACGACAGGAACCTGGGTGACCACCGCCACCTCCTCCGCCACCTGCGTAGGTTGTATTACTTCCAGAATATACACTTGAACGTCCGTTTCCGCCAGGTGCTTGACGTCCATTTCCTCCAGTTCCACCATTACCATTAGCACCTCCTCCACCAGAACCTGAGTAACATGCTTGGTTAGGATTTGGACCACCAGGATTTCCATGTCCATTAGAACCAGACTGACCAGGTGCACCAGGTTGTTGTGCAGAACCACCAGAACCAGGTGAACCTCCACCTCCTCCTGCTCCACCGCCAGATCCGCCAGGACCACCAGGTCTATTACCTGGACCTGAAGCACCGTATCCTCCACCATATGCTGTCAATCCAATAGGACCTCCAACTGATGAGTTACTACCAGGTTGACCAGGATTTTGTCCAGATGTATAACCAGTTCCTCCTCCACCAACACTAACAGGGAAACTTCCCGCAGTAACAGTCATAGATCCTACTTGAACCCATCCTCCTGCTCCTCCTCCAGAACCTCCGTCAGTTCCTCCAGAACCAGGACCAGCATTACGAGTTCCACCACCTGCACCACCACCAACTACAAGAACATCAACTGTTCCTTCTCCATTAGAAATATTAAATGTTCCACTACTAGTAAATGTATGAATAGTATATCCACCTGCAGTTGAAACTGATCCACCAGTCGCTGTTATTCCAGTTCCTTGTCCAACATTTCTCCATTCAGTTCCGTCCCAAACTTTCATTATTTCATCATTCGTATCCCATACAATACTACCAGTTGTGTTTCCACTACTAGGTAAAGCACTCGTTGCATATCGAGGAATAAGTAATACCGAGTTAACTGTTACATCATCAGTAGTAACATCACCAGTAGATGAGATATTACCTGCAAAAGATATATTTCCAGTTGAATCAAAGGTTACTTCAGGACCAGATGCAGCCGCCTGTCTACCTTTAACTTTATCTACTCTAATTTCAGACATGTCTTAAAAAATCCTGTATGTTTTATTTATCATTTTACCCAAAGGTAACCATTGGATGCACCATTAGTATCTTCACGAAATCCGCAGTTGTTGCCTGATTCGGGGTGTCTACCCCAAGCGAAGTATGTTCCACCTGAGGTATGGTGGTCACCAAAACCCCTAGTTCCTGTGTTAGGGTTTCTATCAGATAGAGTTCCTTGATATGTAGTTGAAATTCTAGTTCTTGCATTTTGATTACTAGCAGAACTAACTAAATCTACAGTAGCAGAAGAATCAATAAACACATTTTTATTAAATCCAGTTGCTTCCATCCAATATCTAGTAGAACCAGAGTAAGTTGAACTATTTACAAGAGCATTGATCCATGAGTCTGCCATTTTAGTTGTGGATGTATTAGTAAGTCTAGGACCTGTAGTTCCACTAATACGAACAGAACCATTAGTCATATGATCTTGACATGTAGATGTTCTAACATGTGCCACCATAACCCATCCACCACTATTTCTAGAATTATCAACGTACATCTCATATGCTGTTTGACCAGCTGGTTGAATCCAATAATTACCAGATACCAATCCTGCGAGTTGTGCTGTATTCGTTGCGGGAGTTCCTTGTGTACCTACAGCTCCTGCAGGAGCAGAACTTGCCCTATACCATGCACTACCATCATAAACTTCAACATAGGATAAAGTTGTATTATATCTTACATGACCTGCTTGAGGTGAGCCAGGTCTTTGTGCAGTAGTTCCTTTTGGTAGGGTAAATCTACCTAAACGATTATGCGATAGAGTTCCAACAATATTAATATTGTTACTACTCTCCATCGTGATCAATCGGTTAGTATCCGCAGATCCGTGTATTTCTCCAACTCTTAGTATACTCATGTTATTTTATCCATAGGTAACCATTTGATGCACCCAGATTATCAGATCTGAATCCGCAGTTATTTCCTGATTCAGGGTGTCTACCATAAGCATAATATGTTCCACCTGATGTATGGTGGTCACCAAAACCTCTAGTTCCTGTGTTAGGACCTCTATCAGAGAGACTACCTTCATAGGAAGTAGAGACTCGTGTTCTTGCGTTTTGATTACTAGCAGAACTGAGTAAGTCTACAGTAGCATTAGAATCAATAAACATATTTTTAACAGGATTAGCAAAACCATGTGCTTCCATCCAATATCTAGTAGAACCAGAGTATGTAGATACACTTACCATAGCATTCATCCATGAATCTTCAACTTTACATGTGCTGGTATTACCAAATCTGGGACCTAAACTATTGCTAATACGAACAGCACCTTGATTCATATGATCTTGACATGTAGATGTTCTAGCATGAACAGTCAATACCCATCCACCTCCATTACGATCACAATCAACATACATTTTATAACTGTTGTTGCTTGAATTAGGTTTGATCCAATAGAGACCAGAAGGTAATCCCTCTGCCTTGATTGCCATACCACTGATAGCAGGGTTACTCTGAGTTCCTAGTGTAGATGTAGATGCAGCATCAGGACCTATAACAGATTTCCATTCACTTCCTGTATAAACCTCTAAAAAATTCTCTGTAGTATTAAATCTTACATAACCTGCAGATGCACTACCTGGTCTTTGTGCAGTCGTACCCGTAGGAACTTTCATTGCATTGATACTATTATGATGAAATATATCTCCATTAACTGTTAAAGTATGCCCTGAGGGAAGAGTTACTTGCCCAAGTGATGTAGCGATTCCGCCTAGTTTTCCGATAGTTACTCTGCTCATTTTATTTCACCCATAAGTATCCGTTTGATGCACCGTTAGAGTCAGATCTGAATCCACAATTGTTTCCAGATTCAGGGTGTCTACCGTATGCAAAGTATGTTCCACCAGAGGTATGGTGATCTCCGAAACCTCTAGTTCCTGTATTAGGACCTCTGTCAGAAAGACCCCCTTGATATGAAGTTGATATTCTAGTTCTAGGATTATCGTTAGATGCACTACTTAATAGATCAACAGTTGCTTCACTTTGAATGAAAACATTTTTAGGACCAAAGTCTAATGCATGCATCCAGTATGCAGTATTACCAGTGTAACTAGAACCATTGCGTAATGCTTGAATCCAACTGTCCGCCATCTTCGTTGTAGATGTATCTGATGTTCTAGGACCTGTAGTTCCACTAATACGAACGGAACTATTAGTCATATGATCTTGACAAGTTGATGTCCTTGCATGAACACACAATACCCATCCACCACCATTATCATCATTATTAACATACATCTGATATGCAGTCTGTCCTTCTGGTTGAATCCAATATATACCACTTGGTTTACTTGCATTATATATTGCGTTTCCATCTACTGCAGGGTTATCTTGACTTCCTATCTCACCTTGAGCAAGTCCTGTTACCATATTACACCAACCACCTGCATAAACTTGAAGTTGGTTATCTGTAGTATTCCATCTTAGTTGCCCTTCAAGAAATGTTTTTTGAAATTCTCGTTGTTGCAGATCCCATTCTGTAGTAGTTCCATAAGGAACCACCATATGACTGGTTCCTAATGTAGTAAAACTTAATTGACTTCCTGCTGTAAAATTTAAGGCAGCAGCTTTATCTACAGTTATATTATAACTGTTTGATAATAAACCCTCTATCTGTTGGACGTTGAGTTTTGACATTTATGTTACGCTCCATGCCCCACCTGATTCCACTGTAACTGTATATCCACTCGCCACTGTTATAGGACCTGCACTCATTCCGTTGGCAAACTCTGCACCTGCTGAAGGTCCGACTGTAATATTTTCTGATATAGTTGTAGGATTAGTTCTAATAATACTATCACTTCCAAGAGAAGGACCACCACCTGCAACGGGTGACCATCCCGCAGACCCCGTTCCATCATCTGCTTTGTAAATCTCTGCAGAATCTAATGAAGTATTGAAACGCATTGTTCCAACAGATACACCTGTAGGTCTATTTCCAGTCGTACCTGCAGGTAATCTGAATATCGAGTTAGTGCTTAAAAAACTTAATGTAGTAATAATTGCACTTGTGCTTTGGGAAATTTGATTCCCACTAATCTTTGTAATTGCCATGTTATGTTACAATCATTCCTTACTATTTAGATAGGTAATTCAAGAATATGCACTGTATCTGTAGATAAAGGTGCGTCTCCTGAGGAGAATACCACGTTTGCACCATTGGAATCAACAGTATAGTTAGTGCCTGGAACTTGTGCAACACCATTTAAGAATACTATTACTGAATTTTCAGTATGTTGAATACCACCAGTATAAGTGCTAATAGCAAATGTAAGTCCTGAACCGTTTCCTACATAACTTTTCTTTTTATATTTGGCAGCTGTTACACCACCAGTTCCAGTAACAGTTAAGTCTCCGTCTATTCTTACAGAACCATTTATGTTTGCCCTGTAAGGAGATGTAGGAGCAACACCAAGACCAATCCTCGTGACACCAGAGTCATTAATAACATTGATTTGACCAGTATCCGTGATACCAAACTCATACCATGAAGCTCCGTAATAAATCCAACCAAGAGATTTGCCAGGTGACCAGTTGATGTTATAAACAATATCACCGTCACCAGGCGTATCGTATCCTGTGATATTAGCGAAACTTGGATTTCCTGAGGCATCTTCGGGTGCTAGTAATGTTTGCTTAATTACCGTACCATCTTGGTTATTGTAGGTAAATTTCTTAGCGGTTATATTATTTGTAAATGTAGATTGCCCTTGGAATGTGACAGGACCTGCAAATATAGATTCAAGTGCGTTAGATGCACCACCAATAACAGTCAGTTTATCAGTCAATACTAATTCAGAGAAAGTTTCAATAGTTGTATTCTCTTCACCAATAACATTTAATTGAGCAATATCTTCGTTAGTAACCTGACCTGTAACTGGGTTGATAATTTGGTTACCAATGAATAGGTCACCATTTGAGTTTAGTCCTGAGTAGAATGAAACTCCTCCCTCTTCTTTAATTGACTGTGAGAATTTAATTTGGTTAGCATCTAGAGTTTCTACCTGAGTTTGAGGGAAGGCAGTTGAGTAGTTACCTGGACCAAAACCAAGGTATTCAAACGTATGGTTTCCTGATCTTAGGATAGAGTGTCGTCTAAATTCTACATTGATAGGTGCAACTAATCCTGAATTATCCTCTCTTATATTAATCTTACGGGTTTCTTCATCTCCTGCCCGTGCAGTCAGTTCAATGTTAGATAGACGTGCGTTAACAGAATCATAGTTAGGAGTTGTTCCTGGTTGTGTCCATCCAGTATCAGTCAGTAAGAATACTATTGCTTCTTTAGTAATCGATCTCTTAGGATCAAGTGCAGCAGTTGGTGTAGCACCATCAGTTGAGTTAACAAGACCTATAGTAACATTTGAAGCTTCAGAGACTGCAGCAGTAGGATCAGCAACTGGGTTGTCTCTATCAAATGTAGGATAAACTTCGTTAACGTTCTGTGAGAACTTTCTATCATCAAAGTTAGAAGTTGTTGGTGCGATAGATGCACATAATAGAGTTAGATAGTATATACCATCACTAACACCTCTTTCAAACTTTTGAACTGTCTCAATATCGTAAATATAAAATGCACGTTGTAGATTATAAGTTGTAGTATCACTATTCAATGGTTGCATTACGAAACCAGAAATAGGATCTCTAGGTAGAGGATTAGTCTTATCCTTATCAATTACATAACGTACACGATAGGTTCTATCTTGTAAATCTCTTGGATCGGGGATCCTCTTTAAGAATGTAGTAGGAGTGAAACTAACTGTATTATATTGTGTATTATTTGCTAGTGCATTGTAGATAGTATTGCTAGTTGCAGAAACACTTAAATACCAACCACCAACAGCACCTGCAACACCATTAATTGTATAAGTTCCACTATCATATTGTAAAGGTGATCCAGTTGCTCCTGCAGCTAAACCAGAAACACTAGGTCCATATGGAGATATGCTTGCTGACTGAACAGTTGCGGATGATGCTCCTTGTGCTACTAAAAGACAATTAATTTTATCTGCTACAGCACTACCACCAGTTCCATCTTGTCTTGCTCCAACTGCGAAACCCTGAACTCTAGTTGTTGGAGGAGACGCTTCAACAGTATAACCATATAAGTATAGTCTTGTTCCTGGTGTTCCACCTTGTCCAGATAGAGCAGTGTTAATTACTTTAGTTCTTTGAATATCAATGTTTACCCAGTTAACAGAAGTTTCTTCACCGAAGATCACGTTCCCGTTAACAGTTCCCGTATTTGCAGCAGAGAGTGTAATTACTCTAGTATTTGTGTTGATGGATGAAATAATTGCACCACTAGCAACATTAGTTCCAGATACTGTCATACCTTGAATAAGACCATTTACTGATCCATCATTAGCAAGAGTAATTGTTAATGCACCACTAGTTCCTGTTGCAGTCGTTGAAATTGTATTGAGTGCTTTTGGAGGAATAATATGAGTTATAGCTCCTGCTTTATCTTTCGAGAATGATTTTGCTTTGAATCCTGCTG